AGCCTAACAAGCCTGACGATTGGAGATAGCGTTACAAGCATTGGCAACAGTGCATTCCGTAGTTGCTCTGACTTAACAAGCATCACTATTCCAGATAGCGTTACAAGCATTGGCAACGGTACATTCCAAGCTTGCACTAGCCTGACAAGCATCACTATTCCAGATAGCGTTACAAGCATTGGCGACTATGCGTTCCTAGTTTGCTCTAGCCTAACAAGCGTCACTATTGGAGATAGCGTTACAAGCATTAGCGGCGGTACATTCCAAGCTTGCACTAGCCTATCAAGCGTCACTATTGGAGATAGCGTTACAAGCATTGGCGGCTATGCATTCAGGTACTGCTCTGGCCTAACCAGCGTCACCATTCCAAATAGCGTTACAACCATTGGCGGCTATGCATTCCAAAGTTGCACTAGCCTATCAAGCGTCACTATTGGAAACAACGTAACCAGTATTGGCAGTTATGCATTTCTCGACTGTTTCGCTTTAGCAAACGTAACAATTCCAGCCAGCGTTACAAGTATTGGCGTTGGTGCGTTTATGTATGCTGGATTAACAAGCTTAACAATACCATCTACCGTTACTAGCATGGGTAGCTATGCGTTCAGCGGCTGCACTAGCCTAACGAGCATGACACTCAGTAATGGTATAGTAAGTATTCCTATTGCGTTTTTGGCTTTATCCATTGCATTGCCTAGTATAACGATACCTAGCAGCGTCACTAGTATCGGTGACGCTGCGTTCATACAGTGCAATAGCTTAGATTACATCGCATGTTTAGCAATGGCTGCCCCAACACTTGGCGCACTCGTTTTTGTAGGTGTTTTAACAACCGAAATCCACGTTCCAAATGGAGCGACTGGATATGGCGCAACATTTGGTGGATTAACCGTCGTTGATGATCTTTGATATATAATAGTATATGAATAAAACAATACATTACACATCAGGACTTCCAAGAGCATGCAGCACTTTGTTGCAAAACCTTCTTGCACAAAATCCTCGCGTTCATGCTACTGCAACAAGTGGAGTGCACGAGATTATGTACTTATCAAAGGCATTCTTTAAGACCGAAGAATTCCGTAGCATTCCACAACCAAAAGATGGCGAACAATTGTTTTCTGACTTTATGCGTGGCGGTATTGTTAACTCCTTTGACTCCATAACGGATCGTCCAGTCGTAGTTGACAAATGCCGCAGTTGGATCGGATCAGCTAATCTGCTGTTCCAACTTTTCCCCGATGCTAAACTTCTTGTACCTATTCGTGACATTCGTGGTGTTCTTTCAAGCATGGAGAAAAAGTTTCAAGCTCATCCGGGTTTTCAAATGGAGGGCAACCAAGCCGATACGGCTCGCATTCAAACTGTCGAAGGTCGATGCCAATTTTGGCTTGACAGCGCTCCAATAGGTATAGCTATACAACGAATTCACGAACTTGCTCGAGTTCACGCCAATAAAGTGCATTTTGTTCATGCCGAAGATTTGACCTCTGACCCGCAGCGTACAATGGAAAAAGTGTGGGACTACCTTGGCGAAGAACCCTTTATCCACAACACCACAAATGTTGAGCAATACACTATTGAACATGAACTTGGCTGGCCATTTGGTGATCATACCGTAAAACCAAAGGTGACTGCTCTTCAACCAGATTGGCATGACACTCTCGGCCGACAACTTTCCGAAGCACTTAATCAAAAATTTAACTGGATTAACGAACTATGAAATACGCTACACTAAACCCCCGCAATTTAATCATTCGTGTCGAGGATCATCTCCCCGCCGCACAACCGCAGAACGTGATGAATCACCTCTCGGTTGTTGAGATATCGGACGAGATTGCCGCCACCTTTGATGCCGGTCGCACTGCCACTCCGCCAATTTTATACTTTTATGAAGATGGAGGCCTAATAACCTTTACCGAAAAGATGCAACTGCGTCGAATGTTTGGTCCACAGCAACTACCATTCTCGGGTGTAGACCAGTGGATTGAGCGACAAGGTTTTAGCGCCCTTAAAGTGCTGTCACTTATGGACATTGAAGCTAAATTAGCCGCAGAGAACAAGAGTTCAGAAAAACTGATTGCTGTACGCAATTGGCTTAACGGCATTACGGTATCCTTTGCTTTAAATCCAGCATCAAATGGCAACTGGCCAATTGCTCCATTCCGTTTTGAGGAGACTATTCAAGAGGCTATTACTGTTCTCGGTACTCCGTAATAGTCGCACGACTCAGATTACAACTTAATTTGTAGTGTCATTCTGAGATTGGTATAAATAGTATATTATGGCAAAACCAACATCACGACAAGAACTTACTGACTATTGCTTAAGAGCGTTGGGTGCGCCAGTACTTGAAATTAATATTGACGAGGATCAAATTGAAGATCGCATTGATGAGGCACTTCAGTTTTATCAAGAGTATCATAGCGACGCGGTTGTACGTACATTCTTAAAGCATCAGGTCACACAAGCGGACTATGATAACAACTATATTACGCTGCCTGACCAACTTATTTCTGTGCTTCGTGTGCTAAACTTGAGTAGTGGCGATGCTGCTGATATGTTTAGTGTTAAATATCAAATGTTTTTGAATGACTTGTATGGCCTTCGTCAGCCTGGCTCACTTGTTAACTATGAAATGACGAAGCAGTATATGAGCTCAATTGAACTTATACTTACTGGTTCAACTCAACAAATTATATTTAGTCGTCATATGAATCGTCTTAGTATTCAGGATGATTGGAAAACTTACATACATATAGGTCAATATATTATAGTTGAAGGCTATCAAACGATAAACCCGAATGACTATACTGATGTATATAATGATATGCTTCTTAAGAAATATCTTACCGCGCTGCTGAAAAAGCAATGGGGGACGAATTTGTTGAAGTTTGAAGGCATGACTCTGCCCGGTGGAATTACTTTAAATGGTCGCGCGATTTACGAAGATGCAATAAACGATATTGAAAAAATAGAGACTGATTTTGATACGAAATACCAAATGCCGCCGGATTTTTTTGTTGGCTGATAAATAACATAGTATGGCACGCAGTGTATATTTTAGTCAGCGGTATAGACCCGAGCAAAACCTTCTTGAAGATTTGCTCATAGAGTCTATGAAAATCATGGGGCATGACGTCTATTATATACCTCGTAAGATTGTAAAACACGACTTTATATTAAACGAAGACGTTATATCAAGTTTTGATGCTTCGTTTCTTATTGAGATGTTTGTTGAGAGTGTTGACGGCTTTGAGGGTGATGGTGACCTTATGACGAAATTTGGACTTGAGACGCGAGATCAGGTTACACTCGTCTGCAGTAGCCGCCGTTGGAACTCACTCATTGGACGTCATGGTTATACAAATGACAGTGTTCGTCCTCGAGAAGGTGACCTCATTTACTTACCGTTTACTGGCGGGCTTTTTGAAATTAAATTTGTTGAAGATAAAATTCCATTTTTCCAACTTGGCGGCTCTGGCGATAAAAAGTCTACTATCCCTACATTTAAACTTACATGCGAACTGTTTGAGTATGGCGGTCAGGAAATTGATACCGGAATAGATGAAATTGATTCTATCCAAATAGGTCATACTCAAGGCTCACGAGCACTGCTTGACTTTGACGGCGGAGAGGTGCATAACCTTGGCGAAACGTTAACAATTGAATTGCCTTCTGGGGTTACTGGATCAGCTGAGTTGTTGCAGTATGAACATACAGCAGGTGGAATAATTGCAACATTTGGGACATTAACATTTAATGATGGTGAGTTTCATGTATTGACGACTGAAACTGAGCTAACGGGTCAAACATCTGGTACAACGTCAACAGTAACTTCTGTAGTTGATTTGGATGATGGCGATGCAGCGCTCTTTATTAATGATGACCTTACGCAAAATTGTTCTTTCGAACTTGCAGGCAACGATTATATTGACTTTAGTGAAAGTAACCCATTTGGAGACCCCTCATAAACATGTTAAACAGTTCATATTATTATAACGGTAACCTAAAAAAGATTGTGGCAGTTTTTGGCACAATCTTTAATGACGTGTCTGTTGCAAAAAAGGTAAATGGTAAAATGACTGGTATACAACGTGTGCCAATTTCATATGGTCCAAAACAAAAGTTTTTAGCTCGACTGGCTTCTATGCAAAATGAAGAGTACGGCGACGTAGCAATCAAGTTACCTCGTATGAGTTTTGAAATTACCTCAATAACATATGATTCGGCAAGTAAGTTAAATAAACTTAATAACAAGTTATATCTAATAGAAGGTGACTCTGATGTACAGAAAAAAGTATATCAAGGCATTCCATATAAAGTCGGCATTCAATTAAGCATACTTGCACATCACCAAGATGACGCCCTTCAAGTTTTTGAACAAATCGTTCCATACTTTACTCCAGACTATATAGTTGCGGTAAAAGACCTTGAGGGCCCGGGTTCTGTTACTGACGTACCTATACTATTAACAGGCACAAATATACAGGACGACTATGAAGGCGATTTTGCCAACAGTCGTCGTACAATTATCTACACCCTAGACTTTGATATTAAGTTTAAGTTTATGGGTATACAGACTGGTCCAGCAAAGGTTATTAAAGTTGTTGATGTTGACTTGTATGACACTCCAATAACTCCAACCGCACTACCAATTGACGGTGTGAGTGTTGAGCTTGGTGATCCTGAGAATGATACTCCAGAAAACTATACAGTAATCACTACATACGGTTTTGATGATGACATATAATTATGAAAAAAGACAAAGATACCATATTGGCATCTCTTGAAAAAAATGTTTTACCAGTAAAACATGAAATTGCCGTCGCGACCGGAGTCCCAGTTGGGCCGTCTCATGATGAAATTGTGATGCATGCTGAAGAAGACTATAAGTTTGCTCGAGAACAAATTAAAAAACTTATAATTACAAGTGATGAGGCTATAGGTACAATGCATGCCCTTGCGTCAGATGCCGAGCATCCACGTGCATTTGAGGTACTCGCCGGAATGATAAAGACTGCGGCTGATATAAATGGCCAGTTATTAAGTTTACAAAAAGAGAGAAAGAAAATTGTGCAGGTTGAGGATAAAAAAGGACAGATATCTGCGCCAAATACCACAAATAATGCTATATTTGTTGGCACCACTACAGAACTTCAAAAGTTGTTAAGAGGTGTTACAGATGATTCAATTGATGTTTAATGACTGCACCAGACTCATATAACGGCAATCCATATATTAAGCGTGATGGTATACAGCAACAGTTTACCGCACGGGAAATATCTGAGTATAAAAAATGTATGGCGAGTGTGTCATATTTTGCTGAACATTATGTAAAGGTTATAAATCTTGATCATGGGCTTGTAAACTTTAAACTTCGTGGCTATCAGGAAAAGATGGTAGATCATTTTACACACAATCGTTTTAGTATTATACTTGCATGTCGTCAAAGTGGAAAGTCTGTAACAAGTGTTGCCTGGTTACTTCATTACGCAATATTCAACCCCGATAAAAAAATCGGAATACTTGCAAACAAGGGAGCGACTGCTCGTGAGATGCTGTCTCGAATTACGCTTATGCTTGAAAACTTACCATTTTTCTTGCAACCAGGTTGTAAGATTTTAAATAAAGGCAACATAAAATTTAGTAATAACTCTGAGATTATTGCAGCTGCTACGAGTGGATCGAGTATTCGTGGATTATCCATGAACGTTATTTTCCTTGACGAATTTGCATTTGTTCATGGGGCAAACGAGTTTTATACAAGTACCTATCCTGTTATTTCTTCGGGTAAAG